CTATGTAGTCTGTGTTTAATGTATATCGTTTCTTACCTGTTTTGTTAAATACTGTGGTTTGATGATCTTCTTCTTCATAATTAGATGTAGCATACTTAAATATATTTCTCTTAAAGGTTTCGCTTTTAGTATTCATACTTTCAGATGACTTTAAAAAGAAATACAGGTCTTGTGGTGCTCCATTCTTATTTATAAATCTCATTTGTACAGGACTATATTTTGCACTACATATCCTTTGTATTGTCCAAGTATAATTTGTTGAGGCTGAGGTTACGCTTGTTGCTGTAGTGCTTATTGTTGTTTTAGAGGTTGAGCCTAAGTTCATATCCCATACAAAACTTGCTGTGTTTTCAGGTAAATAAACAATTCTTGAATCGCCTGTGTTTGTCAATTCGTAATCATCAGGGTCAATGTCATTACCTCCGACACCTGTTGAAAAATAGCTATATCCATAAAACCCTGTGTGTGTAACAGTTGATGTTGCTAATTGACTACCTCCTCCATCTACTGCGTCATAAGCATACCAAGTTGCTGATATAGCTACTGTATCAAAATTAGAGCCTGAAGCTCCACCATAATCAGGGTCATAATAATCTTTACATAAAGTTGATAGTTCAAATACAGTTCTATTGCTTACAGCATTTTTGATAATAGTATAACGTAATGTGCCATCTATAGTAAGCTCTAACTTAGCTGACAGATGTGAGCCTGTTGTTATTGTTAGGTATTTAGGACTTCTTAATAATATATTTGCCATGACTAATTCTTATTCATATTTTCAGGAAAAAACATTTCGTCTTGTTCAATGTCAAAAACAAACGCATCCCTTAATTCATTTGGTAAATATTTAAAGGCTCTTTGAAAAGGTTTAGTAAAAAAGAAACTCGGTTTAATACCATTGTTGAATACGCTTCTTGCTATAAGATATTGTAAACTCTTTCTAGGTATAAACTTACCTTGTTTGTCTCTTACGCCTTTTAGACCTTTACGAATTACCCATTGACTAAATGCTTTAGGAGGAGGCATCTTAGACCTATAACTATAAGGTGTATTGTATCTGTTTTTTTTACCACTTACCCCTAAGTCTTGAAAGAAACCATATTCTTCCATGTTAAACAATAAGTCAATACTATCTTTGTATCTATTTATTTTATAATCTAAACTATCATATAGTTTTTTAGATGAGTTCTTTTTGTTTCTTGTTAAGTTAGTTCTGGCTTGTTGTATAACATACTTAGCGAACTTGTTTAATATTTTCTCTACTTCTTTTAGTTGCATACGTTTATATCGTTACTTATTAATACATTAAACGTACAAGCTACACCTGCCATTTGATTTTCAAACCTTTCATAAAAAAACTCACAAGAAGCATCTCCATCTAATTGATATTTGTCTTGATATAGAGTTCCTTTGCCTAGTAGCCCTACTAGTTTGTTAGCTACAGCTAGTTGTGTGTTTAAAATATCTTGCTCGTTATTGTTTCCTCTAAAGATGTCTGTTACCTCATCCTTTGATTGGTCTACTACATCCATACACATAACTGTGATTTCAAAGTTTAGGACTTGTTCTTGAATTGTTACGTTGTTTACTATTATGTGACTCAAAGGAAAGATTGTTTGCTTAGATAAGTCTATATCGAATATATCGCCTGTTGTTACTGTATTGACATTTTCATCTGCTAAAAGATTAGTCTTAATAGTGTCTGTAATTTGATAATAGCCTCTTACTCCTTGATTGCTCATCTTTGAAATTTACTTTTAATTTGTTTAGCCTCTACTTCTGCTTTGTCTTTCATAAAACTTAAAGCATAAAGGCAAGTATGTATGTTTAGTTTAGTGATATTTTCAAATCTTCTAATATCTCCTTGAGAGAGACTGAAAAGTGATTGATACCATCCCCACTTTCTTCCAAAAGTTGCTGCTGAACTAAGGTCATCTCCTCCTCCTCCAAATAACTCATCATAGCTTGAGACAAGTCCATCCCTAAATGATAAAAAAAAAGTATGGAACTTAATACAGCATCCATTGGCATTGACTTCATTATATCAGTTTCTTCGCCTTTGTAATCCTCTATTATATATTTGTCTTGATACTTTTGTTTTATAGGTCTATATAAAACACCCATAGCTCTATGTATGTTTTCCATATCTCCTATGTAAGTATCTAAGTCTATGTACTCTCCAAAGCTCATGTCCTCTAACTTAGGAATAAAGCCATAAGTCTTACCATTCATTTTAAACTCTTTAACAAGCTGAGGCTTCTCGTTAAACATTTCTGATAGTATTGTTGTAATGTCTTTAATACTGTTTGCTTTCATAGCAAGTATTGTATCGCCTCTTAGTCCACAAAATATTTCTATCATCTTCATGGCTAAAAAGTTCTCATCCTCGTTCTGCTCTTGTATCTTTAAATACTTTTGATATTGACCCAAAGTAATCTCACTTAAAGTGTCTGGGATATAAACCTCTAGTTTCATATATATATAACGTAAAAAATAAAAGTTTTAGAAACTATTGTATTGCATAGTTGCCTCTATTAGGATTCTTAAGCTGCATCATTAAAGCGTATCTTGCAGCATCAATACAGTCAGGATGTGTACCTGTAGGTTTTTGTAGATTGTTACCCTCTTTGTCTTTATCCCACACATAGCCTTGCAATTCCCTTATTAGATTCTTAGAATGGCTTGTTATGTATATTTCGTTTTGGTTGATTAGGTTGATTCCGTAGACTATAGAATCTCTACCCTTTGAAACAGGAAATACTTTGTGTCCATAGTTCCTCAGCTCCTGAATAGATTTAGGCTCTGCACTATCAGCGTATATGTGTTCTCGTATCTCATTCTGTTTAATAAAATAGCTGAGGTCTCTGTTTAACATACCCTTACGATATAATACCTCATCAAATATATAAGCATGATTCCATTTATATAGTCTTATAATTGTAGATGGGTCTACTGAATATCCAAAGTCTAAACCTGAGCAAAGTAATCTAGCTTCACTTGGTATTTGGTCTATGGGTTTCCAATCAGGTATACACACACCCTCTAAACTGCCTATCTGTCCTAGTCCATACACTTTCCACCAATTTGCCCAATAGGTTGAGGTCTTAGCTTTCTCTCTTGCTTTCTCTATTTCTTTGACTATAGATTCTGGTAGACTATCGTTGTCTTTATATGTTAAGGTTATGAAGTTTGCATCTTGCTGTCCTATTAGTTCTTTGTCTACCCAAAATAAATTAGCAGGATTGTAGTCAAGCCATATATTGCCTGATGTTCTAACTGCTAATTGTTGGTAAGAATCAAAACTAACATTGTTACATTCGTTTATAAATAAGTCTGTTCTTCTTGCTCCTCTAAGTTTGTCTGGTTGGTCTGTACTAAAGAACTCTATATAACTACCATTACTAAATTCGTATTTTAAGGTACTTTTGTTGAACTTTCTATCATCATACCTATTTAACCCCTTTAAGATGTTTAAGAAGTCTTTTAACGCACCTCTACGCAAATGTGGTATTGATTCTGCTACTATGCTTATTTCTTTTCCCTTGTTGCGAATTGCATAGTCTATTAGGATTGCTATAATGGCTATTGTCTTACCTGCTGATGAGCCTCCTCTTATTATCCTAATTCTTTTGTTAAGTTCTCTAAGTTTATGTAGAGCTGAGGTTTTAGTTACTTGCATTAATCAATAAATAAAGGTACATCTTCGTTTATGTGTATGTCCTTTGTTTCTTTTGGTTTACCTGCTACATAGTTGTAGTATAGTTGTACATATTTAAAGTCTCCTTTTTCTAAACCTTTTCTAAGAGCTTCAAATGCTAAAGGCTCAAGTGGTGTAAGTTTCTCTATTAGTTTTATTTCTTCTGTCTTAGGTTTTCTACCTGCTCCCTCTCTCTTACCACCATTGTTTATACGTTTATCCATAATTGAAAAAGATTGATTAATCAATTATATAACGTAAAAAAATTGCTTTTTAACTGTCTGTCTATATCTCTGTTGTTTTTTGTTTCATAAATAGTTGTTTTACTTGAATAGTTTGTTCTTAAAAAATTTATTATACTTTTATACCTTCTATAAACACTATAGTAGTTTATATCAAGCAATTTAGATATTTTAGTTATATTAAAATTATTTTCCATAACATAATCTAAAAACAAGCTATCCTCTTTGTTTAATTTTTTTATTTTTAATAAAACATTTTTATATCTATCCTCTTGCTTTTTCATTTTTTTTGTGCTTATTGAAAATAATATTTTATTTCTTGTTTGCTGCCCTTTCCAATCTATATTTCTGTAATCATTATAATAAAACAACTTGTCTATGTGTCTTAATGATTTTTCTAAAGAAACATATTTATTGTTTATTTTTTTCCTATATGTATCAATATATACTGAGTTTAAAACTTTTTTAAAGTATTCTATGTTGATGTCATCATAATAGTAAACAGGTCTTTTTAAAAACTTTAAATATGCTGTTTGTAAAATGTCATCTAAGTCTTGTACTTTTATAATGTTAAATGTATTTTCTACATTCCATTTGTTTATAAAACTCAGCCACAAACCCTTTTTTTGTATAAGACTTTTTCCTAAACTATTTAGACTCATCTTTCTCTAATTGTTTCTTAATTACCTCAACACTCATATAGATTTGACTTACTATATTCTCTAATCTTTTTATTCTTTGTATGGTGGTGTATTTTTTCGGTTTCATTCTGTACCTGCTATTATGTGGTCTTTAGGGTCTCTGTTTCTATTGTATTGGTCTATGTACCACTCCTCGCCTCTGTCTCCCTCTATTTCTTTTTGTAAGTGTGCTAAGGCTCTCCAAGCTATTTTTGCTGAGTGTCTTACTCCATCTATATCGTGCATACCATTTTCCATTAGGTGTCGCATAAGTGCATCTAAATCATCACTACTCTTTTCTCTATCCCAATGTATTTCCTCATCAGGATGATGTTGTTTACTTCCTATGTAGCTAACTCTTGCTACTTCGCATAGTGCATCTGGGAAATACTTTATTAGTCCTTTATACAGAGGTATCTGCTTTCTCTTTTCTTTGTTCTTTTCCATCTTTTAATTTGTCTACTATTTTTAATAATCTTTTTAAGTCTTTTTCTTTAGTATGGTCTACTATGTGGTTTATTAGTGCTTTTCTTAATTTTGATTTGTTTCTTACTCTTAGAAGAACTATATCGAAATACTTGTCTAGCTTGTCGTTGTATCTTCTATGCATCTCAAATGCTTTTAAACTATATATCGCTGTAGCATGGTCATAACTCTTTCCGTTTGATTCGTAGAAGTCTCTAATATCCTTAAACTTCATATCACAATGATGCCTCAACATAAATGTAAGTAAAGACCTCATCTCTATATATTTTCTTTTTCTTGAATTTTCAAATACGTTAATACCTGATATATCTATAATGTGTTTTGCTATTTTATTTGCTTCTTTCATATCGTTTTAAATATTTCATTACATCATTTTCTCTTATTAAATCCATTTTATATACATCATATTTCTTTAACTGTTTTGCATTTGGCAAATAGTCAATAAAGATTGATGATTGGTGTAAAATATTATCTAAAACACCATCCATATGATGTGTGTCGCATTTATTATATTCTTTTAATAATTCTTTTACAGAACTTAAATTATAACAACCATCTGCCCATAAATCTCTAATAGTGTTTTTGTATCCTATATTTAACTCATCTAAATCACTATCAAAATAATCGCACTCTCCAAATTCATCATAATAACCTAATAATTGATACTCAAAATCTTCTTTTGTATATATGTGCCAAAATCCTGTTTCTCTTGCAAATAAATCAAATGATGTTGACAGATTAAAATCATTTAATTTTATAAACTCTTTTATTACATTGTCTCTAAAAAGATTTATACCTCTTTCTATTCCTGTTTTATTTCTCCATAAATGAGGAGATGCTTTTACTTTTTTTACGTAATTTTCTTTTAATGTTTCCATAATTATAGTGTTCCTTTTATGCAGTAACTATCTATGTCTGCTCCGTTAATAAAAAATGTTTCATAAGTCTCAATAGCTTTCAAAGTTTTATCTTTTCCTGAGTTGTAAAATTCCTCAGAAACATCATAAATTCCAATATCTAAGCTACCTTTGTCTACAGCTATAAATTTAAAATTTCTCCAATCCATATTGAATAACTGACAATATATGTATACTTGTATATCATAACCCCACTTGCGAGATGAAAAAGGAAATGCTTTCAAATCACTTGTAGTTTTTAAATCACATATTCTGTATCTATCATATACATCTGCTTTACCTCTAAATGGATATCCGTGTATCATTCCTATTGCAGGAACTTCAAACTCACAGTTTGTTATTAGTTGTAATGCGTGTTCGTTTCTTAGAAAGGCATCAGCTAATCTCTCAGCATCGTTCTTTTCTTTCATAGTAAATACCTTACCATGTTCTTCTTTGGCTAACTTGTAAGCCTTAGTGTTTTTAGATTGTACATCTACAAATATTTGTTTTTCAAATACCTCTGGTTCTAAGATACAAGTATGAAATAACCATCCATCTCTAAGACCTTGCGTAGAGGGATTTCCATACTGCATAACGTATTTGTATTTCTTAGGACTATCTAAGAGTAGTTTGATTGATGAGGAACTTAACGCTGCTTTGCCTAAGTAATCGTAATAGAACTTATCATCTAGCATGAGTTCTAATATCTCATCGTATTTAAATCGTTCTCCGTTTAAGAGTTGAATATCATCCATAGTAAAGTAATTATAAAGCCTAAGTAACTAAATGCTAAGGCTTTCATTTTGTTTTCGTAGTTTTTCATTTTCTTGTTCTGCTTTTCTTGCTCTCTCTATAGCTCTGTTTCTTTGTAG